TCGCGTCACTTCGAGCATCCATTGCGGCGACATATTGCTCGGAAGCGGCGGTGCGCCATTGATGTATGGCAGTTTTCCGTACACCAAGTAGATCGCGTCTTCGGTCATATACTCCGGATCGACCTTATCGTCAGCATTGATCTCGATAACCTTCTTCATAGAATGCTCCTGTTGGTGCTGCGTTGAAAAATCACTGACCGCCATAAGCCATGCCGTAGCCGAGGCCGTATCCAATGTTCGGCTGTTCAGCGATCAAAACTTGCTGCTGATAACTTGTAACGTCGGTCGTGCCGTTATCCCGTCGAACCGAATAGACGGTCACGCGCACGTACTTCTTTGTGGCACCGGTCGTCAGTGTATAGCTCGTGCCGGTAATTCCCGTGCCAGTCTCCACCGTCGTCCAGGGGCCGGCGCTATCGTCGCTCTGCTCGATCTTCACGGTGTATGTCGTATTCGCTTCCGCCGTGACGTTTCCGGCAGTCTGCGCCACGGGGCCGGCTGTCTGAGTGAGGCGGTTGCGCGTCGCCCACGATACCGTGCTCAGCGATGCCGTCAGCTTCACCGGACGATACGCACCATTCAGCCGAATATTGCCGGGCGGGTACGGGCGATCTGCACGCCCCGCGAACGTGATGTTGCGGCCGACCACGGACGACAGCGCCATCTCTTGCGTCGGTGTGCGCGGTTGCAGCTTCACCGATACGGTTTGGCCGCTCAGGAAGATCGTCTTGTTGTCCGCGACCAGCGTGCCGCCCGCGCACCACAACGTCTCACCGGCTGTATGCGCAACCGGCACCGTGTCAAACACGGCCCGAATGACCGTGACCGTCTTGTTGTTGACGCCCGTGATCCAGACGATTTCGCTGCCGAGGAAGGCATAGGTGTTCGGGACGTAGTTCGTCAGGTCGCCCCACGTCACGGTGAGGCTCGTGTCCGTGTCGTTGATCGCCACGTCGAGCGTGCCGAACGGCGTGTAGCCACCAACCACGTCCTTCGCATACTGGCCGCTGCTGTTCTGCCATACCGAGAAGTTCGTCGCCTGGTTCTGCGGACGCTGCGCGACGACGCCGAGGAAGCCGTAGCCTGGCGGATAGCCACTGATCACCGAATCGTTGTCCTGCGACAGCGTGGCGACGACGTAGTACGGCGCTTCGAACAAGACCGAGTTCGAGATTTGCTGGACGTTCTCGCGCGGCTCCTGCCAGTCGGAACCGGTCTTGCCGAGGTACGTTGTCGCCGGCATGCTGAAGCCGTCCTCGATCGCCGTGACCGTAACGCGACCGTCCGTCAGCAGGCCGTAATCGACTTCGGTGATGCGCAGGATCATGCCGCTGATGCCGAGCGGCGGCCAGTTCAGCTTGAACACGTCGCCGGACTTCAATTGCGCGGCCGTGCGGTTCGCGATCAGCTTCACGCTCGCGAGGCCGCGTGACCGTGCCGACAGTTCCCGCATGGCGACGCGCGAGGCCAGCCCGATATTCGAGATGCCCGGATAATCGATCGACGTGGAATTGACCGTTCCGACCAGTTCGATGCTAGCGCCGTTGTGGACGGTGATCGAGCGATCGACGTTCTTCAGGATCGTTTGGCCGGTCGGATTACCCTCGTCGTCCTTCTCACCCCACGATGGTCGTTCGACGAACGTGATCGTGACCATGTTGATGATGTCGGACGGGTCGGGACGCGAGAACTGTTGAATGCTGTCAATGTTCGTGTCGTCGAGCACGACCAGCGAATCTGGATCGTAGTCCGCACGCGCGAGCTTGATGCCGATCCGTCCCGTCGTCGGGTCCGAGTAGCGATACCCGTCGATCGTGCTCAGGATGTGGCTGATAAAGTCGTCGATGCTCTTCTGCTTGCTCCACGTCAGAGACAAGCCGAAGCCTTCATTCTGCAACGTCGTAGCGGCGGCCGTGAAAGACGGCACGTCGAGCATCGCGGTTGTGTAGCCAAGACCCCAATCGCTGTTCGTCAGGCACTCGGCAATGATGGCGGCCGGGTTCGCGTCAGTGCCGATCTTCGAATAGATCGTTCCGAGCGCGGTCGGATAGCGGCGCACGAGGAACGACCACGGCTTGATGTACGGGTTCATCGCGGAAACCCACACCTGCCGCAGAACGACAGACAGCACGCCACGGAAGGCCGGGACGAAACCGGAAAGGCCGGAACCGCCGTTCGATCCGGTCGGCAGCGTGTAGCCGCTCAGCGGCGTGCCATCCGGCAGATAGACCTTGCCATCCGTTCCGACCTTCAGTCCGTTCGCCAGCGGCGGCGCATTCGGATCGCCGGCAGAGGGGCCGCCGCCGCATCGATCGACCAGGTAGTCGTTGCAGGGCTGATCGGCATCGCCGAACATAATATCGATGTTGCCCTGAATGCCGCCTTCGCGGGATTCGCCGCCGAAGAGATTGGGCTGATCGATGTAAAGGCGCTGATTGTTCTTGACGCTACCCGACCATGCAACCTTGTCCCCGACCATGATCCGCGCGACTTCATCCACGCGGTCATTCGACAAGACCATGTGCATCCCGACCGCGTACCAGTAGCCAACAAGCGCGTCACCGCCCTTTCCGCCGCCGCTCATTCTTGTTCTTCCTTAGCGGCGTCCTGCCGCGCACGTTCGACGAGTTCGATAGCCATCGGATCGCCAGTCGCGAGGATGACTTCTTCCGGGTAGCCTTCGAACACGAACTTCGACCAGTCGAGGCCGTGCGCTTCGAACCACCGGCGAGCGCCGCGTGCGCAATAGGCGACCGGCTGAAGATGCTTGGTCGTGATGATCATTTCTTGCCCCCGCTGCTGCGAATTTCGCGCGTCTTCACGTCGCCCCACCACACGACGTTCGGTGCCGCGAGCACGACTTCGCCGAACACGACCGGGATTTCCGTACCCTCTTCGGCCAGTGGGAAGTCTTCGTCCGTGATCGTCTGGACGGTTGGGTCGGATCGCTTCTGCTTCGGCATCAGCAGATACGAGACGACCAGCAGTACAAACGCGACGATAAGCTGAAGGAACATAGCTGCGCCTCACAGGATCGGATCGTTGCCGAAGGGATTGCGCTTCGGCATGAACGGAAAGCCCCCGAAGTTGTCGAGGTTGTTGAACTTCGCGCAGCCGTTGTTGCTGAAGGCCGTATGATCGCAGCCAGCGGATAGCGTCACGGTCGCGCCCGAGATAAGGCCGAGAGGCGGCTGCGCCAGCGTCAGCACCACGCCGTTCTGGTCAGAGATCAGCCACGCATCGTCGCCGGAACGCATTGTACCCCCGGCGAAGTATTTGGCCTGCGGCGGCAGCACGAAGCCGCCGACCGTCACGTTCTGCCCGCTGACTTCTGCGACGCTTGCCGTGATCCGATTGTCGATGGCTCGGCAGTGCGGGCCGTACAGCGCGTGCCGGCAGAGCACCTGATACATCGCTCGAAGGCCATTGCGGCGAAGAGCGGTCGAGATCGGCTCGCACTTCAACGTCGCTTCGTCACCGGAGAACTCGACGTTGACGACGCGGCCGGCCCACACCTGGCCGATTTCGTCCTCGCCGACGTGCTTGCGATAGATGGCGAGCGTCGTCGCCTGCGCCGGCATTCCGCCGAGGTAGGTTACAGCGAGCGGATTGTCGGCCGCGACCGTGATGTTGAGAGCCTGACGGCCGTTCGCACCGGTCGAGCGAATGTTGTCCCGCTTCACGTACACCGAAGAGTACGTATTCGACAGGTAGATGAAGTCCTTGCGCGACGTGTTGAAGTGCCACGACGTATTGCCGCGCCTGAACTCGTAAAGCTCGATCGGCTTGCCGCCGAAGATACTGATCTCTGCACTCAGGAAGCTCACTGCTTGATCCCCCGAATGGTGAACTGCACTTCGGACACTTCGTCGCTCTGATGGGCGATCTCGATCGCATCAGCGTCCAGTCGTACGAGTTCGAGGTAGGTGATAAGCCGCCAGTCCGACGCCACGCTGGCCGGAATCTGCGTGTCGAGCGTCAGGATTTCGTCGCCCGTGTTCGGGTCGGTCTGCGCAGCAACGATGCTGCGATAGTACACCGTGCCGTTCTTGTGACGCAGGACGAGCGCCATGCGACCAGGTTGGCCGTACAGCAGCGTCGGAAAACCAATCGGCTTGATGTGCAACTGCACCGTGTCGCCGATGCCCTGGTTCTCCGTCATTTCCAACATCGTTTCGCGGTCTTCACGCCAAAATGGTGTTAGCCGGCCCGAAACAGAAGACAGCCAGCCGATGAAGTCCTTCCTGTTGGCGTGGTTCGCGAGCAGCACCTTCAGTTGCCGCGTGATCTGCGACCAGTTCGAAAGGTCGATCCACTTCGGCAGGCCGGTCGTATTGTCGAGGATGTTCAGCTTGCGGGCATAGCTGCGAGCGATCGTGTAGAGCCAGTTGTGTTCGCGCGTAAGCACCTGATAGCCGGCGAACGTGGTAGCGCTCGGGATGGCCGGAATATCGTCTTGATCGGTGATCTCGAACGTGACCCGCATCTCAACCACGCCTGCGGTGTACTGCGTCTGCTGCACCGGGCTTGTCACGCGGCACGCGCGAGCCGGTCGGATCGACGTGCCGGATTCGAACCCGACCGCCATCGGGCGTTTCAGCTTCACACCATCCGCGTACACTTCGAGCACCTGCATGGCGACAGCCGTGCGCAGTTCGTCGCCGATCAGAACGAACCCATTGGCGACGAACTCGCGGTTCGACGTGTCGCAGTAAAGCCGATCTTGTCCACTCGGCAGAGCGCCCGTGAGCGTCGTGGTGTCGTACCAGATCGGCACGAGGAAACCCTTCGCGCCCCACGAGAACAGCATTGCGTCGAACCAGCCGAGATCGTCTTCCGTGACGACGAACGTGCCTTCGATCGTCCGACGCGGCGCTTGACGAAGCTGCATGCGTTGCTCGAACGCGGCCCGGCTTTCCAGCACGTCGGTCAGCCATTCGTAGCGATCGACGGGCGGGTTGCGCCAGTCGAGCGGGATCGTCCATGTCTTCGCGCGGAACCCCGTGACGTGAAGCCATACAGCCGGCTCTCCCGAGAAATTCCAGGTGAGCATTACGTCGATGACCGGCGTTCCGTTCGCCGACAGGATCAGCGTGTAGTCCTTCATTTCGAGAGGACGAAACAGCAACGGCGGATTGCCGGGCGTGACCAGACTGTTTTCGTCCATGCCCTCTTCGACAAGCGAAGCCAGCGTCTTCGTGTCGAACGGGAAAGCGTTCCAAACCGCGATTGCAATGTGCTGCTCAGACGAAAGGCCGCCGATGTCGAACTCCCCGCTCGGCATGAGCCAGATGCGGAAATAGAAGTCGTAGAAGAAGTCCTGACGTTCGAGCCACGCGCTGATGCCCGGCAGCGTGGCGATCGGCGTATTGTACGAGCCGCCATTGATGCCCTTCACGTTGTACGTGATGTCATCGAGACTGCCGAACGGTGTCGCCGACACGTTGGCAGACCAACCGATCGGAAGGTAATCGGACGAGTAAAGAGAGTTCGCCATGTCAGATTTTCTTGTACGCGACGCCATATTGCCCGGTCGTCGCGACAAACAGGGTGCCGCTGGACGACCACGGTTCCTGACGCATGACCGGAAACACCTTCCACGTCTCGGTGCCAAGCGTGATTTCCTGTCCGGGGATCAAACCGGTCATGTTGATGAAACGCACGTTAGGGTACATGCCGATCGCGATGTATTTCCCGGAGTCATTGCGACGGGCTATCACGGGGATGCCATACATCGGCGTGCGCCCCGACCAGGCTGGCGCGGATGCACCAGCTACGTGGTCAAGCAGGCGGCCCGAGTTGTAGTTGTTGCTTGGATAGCCGAGCGGGTTATTTACCGGACTGAAGGCTCCCTGCACGATCGTCGTGTTCGTCCAAGC